CGACGAGACCGTTAAGACGGCGATGGAGAATTTGACTGAGAACGCCAATGCGAATATGCCGGTGGGCACTACGCTGGCGCTGATCGAGCAGGGGATGAAGGTGTTGTCCGCTATCCATATGCGGATGCACCACGCGATGGACCAGGTCATCAAGATTCTCCATCGCATCAATCGCATGTACGTGACCGATGAGGAGATCAAAGACGACACCGGCGAGGTCATGGCGTTCCGTAAGGACTTCCAGGGACCGATGGATGTCATCCCCGTATCCGATCCGCAGGTCTTCTCGGACGTTCAGCGCTTCGCTCAGATTCAGATGGTAGCGCAGCGGGCACAAGGGAATCCTCTGTACGATCAGAGAAAGGTCGAAGAGCTTATTCTCGAGCGCACGAAGATCCCGAATGCGAAAGAGCTGCTCATTGCCGAACCGAAGGCGCAAGAGCTCAACGCGGTCAACGAGAACGTCGCTGCCTCCCTAGGTCGACCTATCGCAGCGTTCCCCGAACAGGATCACCTCGCGCACATCCAAGCCCACTTGGACTTCCTTACGAGTCCGTTCTTCGGGTACCTGGCCGTCATCGCCCCGAATTTCGTACCGGCTATCTTATCCCACCTGAGGGAGCATATCGTTCTGTGGTATGTCAATGAAGCCTACGATATGGTTAACGCTCAGTTGGAAGGCGAGATGAAATTCGATCAGATCATCAAGGAAAAGGATCCGATGGTACAGAAGGAGCTGGATCGACTGCTGGCGCAGATCTCCCCAAAACTTATCGAGAAGGGAAAGGCTCAGTTCGAGAAACTTCCACCGATCATCGAGCAGGCGATGGGAGTCGCGAAGCAGTACGCTCCACAGCCGCAAGACCCGGCCACAGCCGTTGCCAAGATTCAGCAGGAGACCGAGGTTCAGAAAGCGGCGGCACGGTCGAAAGACGCGCAGCTTAAGGAACAGTCGACGACGCAACGCGAAGCGGCCAAGCAGCAGGCTACGACCGAACGTGAAAAGCAGAAGGTTTACAGTGCGGCGGAGATTGCCAAGTTCAAGGAACAGCATGCCGATGCACGCAATCAGACGGATAACGAGATCCGAGAGCGGATGAACCAGCAAGATAATCTCACGGCGATGACCATCGCAGGGGCCGAGCTGGAATCAGCCGAGAACACGGACATGTCGACTGGCCATGGTATCAACCCTGAATAACGAGGTAAGTATGCGCGAACTGACTGGACATCGAGTCAACCCTGCGAATGAGAAGTTGAAGATCGAGGTTTTGGATGAACCGGGATCGGGTGGAGCAAGTCATCTCTACCATATCACTGGGTTCAACAGCTCTAGCAATCCGAGTGACCCATGGACGAAGCGGCATGGTCAACCAGCCGAGCACAGTACAATCCTGTTTCAGAACGGCCCTATCGCCGAAGTAGGAGTGAACGGGCTGACGCACGAGGCGCTCCTGGCAATCCTGATCGACCGCTTGGAAGCATTCCAAGCCGGTCCTTATAAGTCGGACGACAATCAGGAAGCCCTTACTCGATTGATCGGCGCTCAGTATTGGCTTCAGCAGCGAACGCTTCGGCGCATGGCTCGTGGCGTTGAAGGAACTCATACGGTATAACGACGCTCACTTGAGTCGTCGTAGGTAAGGTTTGGGAGGCACCTGTCTAAGTCCTCTCCTTTTTTGGAGTTCGGATATGAGAATCAAGAGTTTGCAGAAACCGAGCCATGCCGAGAAAGAAGGAACCGTCTGGATTTCTCCCGATGGGGTTTCTCCACCTTGGATCCGAGTATGGAACGGAACTGAGTGGCAGAATTCGGGAGAAGATGAGTCCGAGGAAAAGGAAGACCTCGAAGAGAACGAAGACATGGAGGGAAATGATCCACCAACCGAGGAATCGAATGATGAGCAAGGCATGCAGACAGAGGTATCAGATAGCAACCGGGGAGAGCAAGGGGCAAGCGGAGAGCCTATCCCCAAGCCGCAGCAACGCGGGAAGCGCGGGAAAGTACTCAAAAGGGGGAAAGGCAAGTAAGTCCGGGTCTAAGAAGATGCCGGGAAAAAGCTGCTAACCTGTAGGCGTTTTGCGCCGAACACACAAGCGTGGTAGTATATGGCCGCAGTTGAGAAGATTATCGGAGCCATCGAAGCTCGCAAGATCAAGGAAGCAGTAGACGGTATCTCTCGTCCACTCACCAAAGACTCTTACGGGCTGGGTAGACTTTCCGGTATCCAGGAAGGGTTAGCAATTGCGACACAGATAATCAACGAGGTAATTGGAGCAGATGAGCAATCGCAACCAACAGCTAGCCGCAGCCGCAAAGGCTGAGGGTCGGCTTTTTGATTACGCGTCACTCGATGACGCGTTTCCTCCCGTAGACTGTGGTGTCAAGCCTTACGGGGACAAAGTGATTTTTCAGATTCGTACTCCGAAGAAAGTTTCGGCCGGGGGCATCATCCTGGTTGACGACGTTCGGGATACGGAGGAATGGAACACTCAGGTTGGGAAGTGCGTGGCTCTCGGGCCAACGGCTTTCAAGAACCAGGACACCTTGGAGCCGTGGCCTGAGGGGGCATGGTGCAAAGTCGGCGACTATGTTCGCGTCCCGAAATGGGGCGGTGATCGCTGGCGCGTTCCAATTCCTGATCGTCAAGGAGAATTCTCCCTGTTCGTTGCTTTCAAAGAGCTTGATATAACGGGTGAAATCACCGGCGACCCCCTCAGCGTAGTAGCGTACCTCTACTGACTTCAAGCTGAACTGGAGTTTGAACATGGCGAAGAAACTAGGCAAAAAAGAAAAACAACTGGTCATGGTAGGACCAGGTGCGGAGGATGATGAAGACGAGCTTCCCGAAGGCTCGGAGGATCGGGACGAAGACGAGGAGGATGATGAGCCGGGGGAATCCAAGCGGACTGCCAAGAAAAAGGACGACGAGGACGAAGACGATTCCGACGAAGACGACGAGCGAGTTGGTCATGGAGAAGACGACGAGGAGGAAGACGCGGATGGGAACAAGGACGACAAGAAGCAGATTCGCGAATCTCGAAAGGCTCGTCGCGAGCGTCAGCGAAAGGCACGGGCACGAAACGAACTTGAACTGAGCTTCTTGAGGTCCAGGAATGAAACCCTGGAAAAGAAGTTGAACGAGGTTGCCGCCAAGGTAGATCGTTCGGAGCTTGGATCCATCGAGCAGCGCATTGGATCCCTTAACGGTCAGCTGAAGGTTGCCGATCAAGTATTGGCGAAAGCCTACGAGGATGGAACGGGCGAAGATGTTGTTGAAGCCCAGAACATTCGCGACCGCTTGAAGGAAGGAATCGGCAAGCTGAATCAGTTCAAGGCTGAAGCCACCCGTCGAGCGACTGAAACAGCCGACAAACCTGAGATCGACCCGAACCTCGTATTTCATGCTAAGCGCTGGATGTCCGACAACGGTTGGTACAATCCGAACAGTGATGATAAGGACTCTCGTGCAGTCTCGAACATCGACACTCGACTGGTACAGGAAGGATATGATCCTGCCTCGGCTGAGTACTGGGATGAACTGACCGCTCGTGCGAAACGTCGCCTCCCCCATCGGTTTACCGGCCGGCGCTCGGAAGCGGATGACGATGACATCGACGATGACCAGCCGAAAGGCAAGGAGAAGAAAAGCTCTGGTCCCAAGTTCTCCACTGGAGGGAGAGAGCGTCCACTTCGAGGAAATCAAGTGTACGTGAGCCCCGAACGAAAGCAGGCTTTAATAGACGCTGGAGTTTGGGAAGACAAAACCCTCCGCCAAAAATACCTTCGACGGTACGCGGAGTATGATCGCGAAAATCCTCGTGGTCAACGTCGATCAGCTCGCTAACTGGAGTGAGTTTCAATCATGGCTAAGCTAGTAAGTAGAGACTCGAGACTGAAGAGAGGTTCTGAGGATTCGCGTGTTAATCGCCACTCGAAAAAAAGGTCGGTTAAGAAAAAGCGTGAACTTTCGGACTCCAAGCGTCTTGACATGTTCAGGAAGCAATTTTTCCAGGCTGCGTTGCCTGACCTTCCAAAGATAAAGGGTTTTCACGTTTGTTGGCTCACAACCACAAACCCTCGCGATCCCATCCATGGCCGCATGCGCCTTGGATATACTCCGATTCGTGCACACGAAGTTCTCGGTTACCAGGCTCTCAAGCTCTCCTCGGGAGACCATGCTGGAGCCATCGGGGTCAACGAAATGGTTGCGTTCAAGCTGCCCCTCCATTTGTACAGAGCGTACATGAAGGAAGCGCATCATGACCAACCCCTGAGCGAAGAACGGAAGTTGCGGGTTGCGGTTGATATGGCAAATGAGTCCCTCGAGTCGCAGGGGCTGCGCCGGAAAACCCGAATTGTTGAGGAAGAGGGCAACTCTGAGCTGGGAAGGGCCCGACGTTCTCCCGATTTCGCAGAAGAGATTGGAGAGGACTGAGGAACATTTCCGACACTCGGAGATTCTTTCAAAATGTCTGCAGTAAGCGCTCCATTTGGCCTCCGGCCGTCATACCACCCTTCGGGAGTCATTCGCCCGAAGTTGTGGACTCTTGCCAACAGTTACGCCGAAAATGTCTTCATGAATGGACCGGTGAAGATCATCGAAGCCTCGGGAGTTCTGGGGAATGCCGATCCAGCCGAGCGGGCTGTTGGTGTTTTTCAGGGTGTCCAGTATACGGATATCACTGGCCGTCCCATCGTCTCGAACTGGTGGGTGTCGGGTACGACCGCACAGGCCAACACACCCATCGATGTCTACTACACGGATGATCCGTGGATCACATATGCGATCCAGGCGAACGGCTCTCTGGCCGCGACCGCCATGGGTCACTACGCAGATTGGACTGCCTTGTCCGGTTCGACCGGTACGGGTCTTTCCACTGTGATGCTGGATACAGCCACTCTTCTGGCTACCATCAACGGTCTTCAGATCATTGGCTTCACACCCGCCCCCGACAACGTGATTGGCGACGCCTTCACTATCGTGGACGTTCGCATCGCAGAACACCAGTATCTGGCCAACAGCCCGACGCTGGCATAAGGAGAAAGAACCATGGCAAACCCAATGCGGAGTACAGATTTCCGTTCCATCGTTGAGCCGATTCTCAACGAGACCTTCGACGGAATCTACGATCAACGGGCCGATGAATGGAAGCCGGTCTTCAAGGAATCCAAGGGAACTCCACGCACGTACCATGAAGAGCCTGTGCTCTATGGCTTCGGTGCAGCGCCGGAACTTCCGGATGGCGCTCCGGTCACGTACCAGTCTGGCGGGGTGCTGTTCATTCAGCGTTACGTCTACAAGGTATTCGGCCTTGCCTTCGCTCTCACGAAGGTGCTGGTCGAAGACGGTGACCACATCCGTATCGGCACGACTTATGCCGAGCACCTCGCTCAGTCACTGATCGAGACGAAGGAAACTCTCACGGCGAACATCCTGAACCGTGCTTTCAATGCTGCCTTCGTCGGTGGTGATAACGTTGCCCTGAACGTGAACAACCATCCGATCATTGGTGGGACGTTCAGCAACCTGCTCACGACGGCTGCGGCCTTGTCGCAGACTCCCCTGGAGCAGATGCTGATTCAGATTCGCAATGCTGTTGACAACAACGGTAAGCGCATTCGTCTCACTCCAATGCGAATCGTCACTGGGCCGTCAAACGTCTTCCAGGCGGAAGTGCTTCTCAAGAGCATCTTGCGCGCTGGTACGGCGAACAATGACATCAACCCGATCCGGTCCATGAACATGCTCAAGGACGGGCAGGCGAACATGAGCCGCATCACTTCTACTACCGCCTGGTGGGTGGAGACCGATGCTCCTCAGGGCTTGAAGATGCTGATGCGTCGCAAGCTGGATCGCAGCATGGAAGGCGATTTCGATACGGATAGCATGCGCTACAAGGCCACTGAGCGCTATATCCCCGGCTGGACCGATCCCCGTATCATCTACGGGACTCCCGGTCTCTAAGTCGTAAATCCTCTTGGGAGCCCGGAAGTAAACGGGCTCCCTCGTAGGAACCACATGTAACTGGTTCTATTTAGGAGTCTTTCAATCATGTCTCTCAATTCACTTTTAGTGACTCGTTTCCCTGGCGGCGTTAATGCCTCCGCCGATAACACGATCTGGGGTGGCAGCATGCCTTTCCCTGATCCTACTCTTTTCCATGTCTTCGATGAAGACTTCGATTACTTCCTCGCTGCCGATTGGACTGTCACTGAAACACAGGCTGGAGCTACTCAAGCCCTGACGGCTGGTAACGGAGGTCTGCTGCTCCTGACGAACTCGGCGGCGGATGACGACATCAACCAGGTCCAGAAGGTTCCGGCCGCTTTTTTGCCGGTCTTCAATACTGGCAAGCGTTTCTTCATGAAGTCTATCTTCCAATTAGCCGATGTTCTGCAATCTGAGTTCGCTGTTGGGATTCAGCTGGCCAACGTCAATGGTACTGACCTGGCCGTGGCAACCGATGGCATCTTCTTCCTGAAAGTGGATGGAGCGGCTACCGTTGCGTTCTACGTTCGACAGGCGAACGTGGCAGCTAACTCAGTGAACTCTGGAGCGATTGCCACCTTGGTCAACGCAACCAGCGTTGAGCTGGCGTGTTTCTATGATGGAGGAGACCGATTCTATTACTCGGTGAATGGGGTTGTGACCGGATACGTTACGGTCTCGGCTGCGATCATGCCGAATGTCGTGCTGGCTCCTATCATCTCCCTGAGGAACGGGGAAGCGGTAGCCAAGACTTTTACCGCCGACAAGCTGTTCGTCGCCCAAGAGCGTTAACCGAGTCGGGGGAGAAATCCCCCTTCTCTTAGGAGAGAAAGATGCGACCTATCACGATGCTGGCGGTGGGGGCGGTAACTTCCGGACCAATCCCCCTGGATCAGGACATTTCCCCTTTCAGTGTCACATTGCAAGTATCTGCAACGGCTGGGGCTATTGTGGCCACTGTTGAATATACCGGTGACGATGTGTTTGCGGTCGGCTACAATCCGGCCACCGGAAATTGGTTTCCACATACGGACATTACCGCCGTAGTCGGGGATACGATGGGAACTCTCATCAGTCCAGTGTCTGCGGTACGATTGGTTAATGCGGGAGCCGGTACAGCTCAACTGATCGTTCGGCAGGCAGGCATATGAGCTCGGTCGGGGTCGAAGGCCCTGGAATGCAAGGACCTTCTGGTCGACGAGCCGAAGGTCCTGGTGTCATCGGTTCTGGGATTAGTGGAGGAGGAATTCCGGCTAACGCCATTACAACCGAGGACGGTCAAGGGATCACTACCGAAGACGGTCAATTTCTTGTAACGGAGCCCTAAGATCATGACTAGATTATTTTCAGCAATTCTCCTGGTCCTGGCTTTACCTGGACTGGCGCTTGCTCAGGTTGCCATCAGCGCTCTTCCGGCGGGGGCGGCTTTGGGTGGAACTGAGCCCATCCCAACGGTTCAAGCGGGGGTTACAGTAAAAACGACCCCCGCTGCAATAAGCACCTATATAGCATCCACCCTGTCAATCAGCTCTGGGACGTTTACTGTGACCTGGAATACAGGTTTTACGGTTTCTCAGGCTCAGGACTATATCTGGTACAAAGCCGGTAACATTGTGGTTTTGAAAGCCACGTCACAAGCGAATGGCACGAGCAATGCTGTCACAACGACGACGGCGGCCGGGGCCGCTCCTGTAGCTATTCGCCCTCAGTTTGCTGATACCATTGTGAACACCGTAGTTGCTATTCAGAACAACGGAAGTGCCGTGCAAGGTTGTTTGAAAGTAAACGCGGATGGCTCGATGGCAATGGGTATTTACGCTGGTATCAGCGGAAACCTGTGCGGCTTTAACACGTGGACGGCCAGCGGAACGAAGCTACTGGGACAAGGTTCAAGCGGTGTGGGCCAAACTTTTGGGGTGTACGGCGTTCCTTGACGAACACTGTTCATCTATCGGTCGAATGTGGTAGGTTTCTTACTGGAGGTTTTATGAAAGGCTTCAGATCTACGGGGAACGGGCCACGGTCCGGTTTCTCATTCCCGTCCAAGGGTGGATTCGGTCCTAGCTCTGGCAAGGTGAAAAGTATCTCAGGGTACACTCGTAAGAGTCCGAGGAAGATGATGAAGAAAGCCATCGGAGGTATTGTTGAAGACAACATCGTCGAAGCCCCCGGTTTCTCGGACTTCTCGAAAGGAGGAGTCCTAAAGAAGGCTGAAGGTGGTAAAATCTCGGCCAACGATATGCGGAAGAAACTGGGAGCACAGTTTACTCAGCGTGAATATGATGAGATTCAGAAGAAGTCGGCTTTGAAGAAATACGGACCTCAGCTAACCAAACGTGAATACGAGGCTACTCAGAAGAAAGCGAAAGGTGGAAAGGTCGAAGGAGTCAGTGATCCGATGTCTGCTACTGAAGCCATGAAACATTCCCGGGGAGGTCGAGCTTTCAATCGAACTCCGAAGATTGGCAAATAAGACGTCACCGACGTATAATGCCCATGACACACAACATCTCGAGTCTGCTGTACCAGCGGGCTAATGTTTTCTCTGGAGAAGACTTTGGCAACCAGCGGTACAGTTTCGACTACCATCTTCACCACTAGAAAGGTAATTGATCATGCCTTTCGACGTTGTAAGCTGAGTCCACAGCAGATAACGTCCGAGCACCTCGATACGGCTAAGGACCTTCTTTGGCTGTTTCTTTCTACTCTCGCGTCCAAGGGAATTGCTCTTTGGGCAGTCGAGAAGCAGATTATCCCTCTGTATGGGTACGTGCAAGATGTGCCATTGCCGGTTGGAACGGTTGATCTTCTCAACGCAAACCTCAGAAACATGGACCGTCCTGGCGGTACCTATACTTCTTCCGAGGGAGTTGCTGACAATGCTTTTGATTCTGATATCGAGACAGCTTGCCTTCAGGTTACACCAGCTGGATGGATCCAAGTCGAGTATGAGAATGCCGCTCGGTTGACCGGGTTCGGAATTCTTCCGGATGCGACTGGGACCTGGGACATTTCGATTCAAGTGTCGGATGACGGAATCACCTGGGAGAATTCGTACACGAATGCAGCTCTCGAGGTCGACGAGCAAGAATGGTTCTGGATCGACGTGCAGGGTCTTTACACGAAACCTTTCTGCCGGCTGAAAGCGAATGGGGCTACCGTTCTTGAGGTTGCGGAATTCTACACCGGCAACAATCCAAACGAGATCCCTCTTGCCCTGATCAACACGGACAACTACGACAGCCAGCCTAATAAGGCGTTCCCAGGACGTCCTACGGAGTACCGCTACGACAAGCAGCGAGTGCAGCCGATCATGAACCTGTGGCCGGCTCCAGGGCCCGAGTACACGTTTTACCAGGTCACCGCGAGGGTGCAGCGCTATATACAGGACGTTGGGACGCTCACCCAGGAGTTGGACATCCCCCAGCGGTGGTTCTTAGCAATCATCTGCGAACTCGGCCGGCAGCTCGCCTACGAGATCCCCGAGGTGAAAGCCGATATTCTCCCCGGAGTCTCGATGGAATCCGAGAAACAGATGAAGATCGCCTGGGACGGAGAGAGCGATTCGTCGGCCGTTCAGCTCCGCATCAACATCTCGCCGTATACGAGGTGATCTATGCCAATCTACCTTAACACTCGAGGGAACTCAAACATCGGTATCGCGATCTGCGACCGATGCAAGTTGAAGTTCCCGATCGGAGAGTTGAGTCCAGACCGGAACACTCCGGGGTTGATGGTCTGTGAAGCTGACAATGACGTCTTCGATCCGTGGCGCCTGCCCGCTCGCCCAACCGAGGATATCACTTTGCCGTTCTATCGCCCAGATGTCCCCCTGGGAGTTACACTGGAGAGTGAGGACTCATTGGTTCGATCCATTGAGGACGATGAATACCGTGGGACGCAAGAAGACGAGTTTCGTGAGGTGTTTCCATAATGGCTATTGAGAAAGTCAAGATCACGCAACTCTCGGCGGCTACTCTCCCCCTGAGTGGGACTGAGGCACTTGAGGCTGTTCAAACGGGTGATAGCGTCCAGCTCCCCGCTCGTGCTTTCGTATTGCCCACCGATTCCTTGATCACTATCTCGGCGATGGGTGGAGCTATCCCAGGGTCTCGTCAGCTCGTAGATAGTCCTACGGCTATCATCATTGATGGCGGTCCAGGGGGGGCCGTTTCGATTCAAGTCACGGATGCTCAGACCTTACCGCTGGGGGTTCAGACTGAAGCTCTCCCGGCTGGTAATACCAATGATCTTGCTTTAGACCCATCGGTTGGATTTCTGGATATTGACACCACGTTGGGTAACGTCACACTCACCGGGATGATTGCTGAGTTCGACGGTCAGATTGTTGTCGTCTCGAACTCGGCCGGAGGAAATCTCCTGACTCTAGCTTCACTAATCGGGTCAGCGGCCGACAATCAGTACCGTCTACCAATTGATGTCACGCTGACTTTGAATGACGGTATCTCATTTAGATATTCTGATGCTCTAGGAGTTTGGGTACGTCTATGAAGAATCTTATCCGTTCGGCAATCCTGGGACTGCTCGCCTTGCCCGGCGGGGCAGCATTGGCGACTACTTTTCAGCTCTTCTCCCCGGCCACGGGAATACTGAAAGGAAACGCTAGTACTTATGTGACGACAGCGGCGACGGCAGCCGATGTCATCTCCTTGTGGTCTGGAACCTGTAACTCTACTACTTTCTTGCGTGCGGATGGTAGCTGCAACGTTGCGGGCTCCGGTACAGTGTCGAGCATCACGGCTAGCGCTGGAATCTCAAGCAGCCCCAATCCGATTATTGCAACCGGTACGTTATCACTCGACCTGACCTACTCTCCCACCTGGACGGGTATTCATACGTTCAGTGGGACGTATACTAATTTGGCGCAGGACGATGTTGATCATACAGGGTCAGCGGGTAATTGGAGGTTTCATCAGACTGGGTCTGATTGGTCCATCCAGCAGTGCGATACGTTTAACACGGATTGTTTGTCGAAACTCCTGTTCTCGGCCACAGGGAATCATAGTACTTTAGGTTCTGGGGGAAATACTACTCTTACTTCGGGAAGCGGTTCTCTGGTATTCTCGAGTGGCAATGCTTTACTGACTTCTGAATACTTAGCCATAGCAGCCAACGGAGGTACTCCGGAGACTTTGATATCCCCTGGAGGGCTCCGTCTTTTCGGATTGGGGGCTGTTTGGCAGTCTATCCGAAACAATACGGATGATGTTGAGATGGTTATAGGGTCGGATATAACCCACACATTTCTTGGGAGCGTCTCTGAACATCCGCTTGAGATATACTCTAATGATACACTGCGAGCTAGATTTCCAGCGTTGGGTGGGTTTGATGTTTTGTCTGGTAATTTGCAGCAAAACGGTGTAAGTGCCTGCCTATCGAATGGCACCAATTGCCCGGCCGGTTCGGCGGGGGCTAATCCAACAGCGACCATTGGCGCGACAGCGGTTAATGGTGTGGCGACGACGTTCCTGCGGTCGGATGGCGCACCGGCGCTTCCGGCTACGCTTCCTGCTTTGTCGGGGGTGAATCTTACCGCTCTGAACGGTACGAATATAGCCAGCGGCACGGTCGCCGTGGCGAGGGGAGGCACTGGAGTAGGTACGTCGACGGGGACCGGTAGTGTAGTTTTGAGCGCATCTCCAACCTTGACTGGTACTACGACGGCGGCCACTGTGGCTGCGACCACAGTTACTGTTGGTGGGAATAATGTCTGCCAATCTACCGGGACCAATTGCCCGGCCGCCGCCTCTGATGTCCCTTCTTACTCACGTTTCACTACCACCGGGAGTTCATGCACCGCTTGGCTTGGGGCTAAGATCAACATTTCAAGTTGTGCTCGCACCTCGGCTGGTCTTTATAACGTTACCCTAACAAGCGGGGGTGGGGGAAACACCCCCTCGTGCGTGGTGTCGAATGCAGATAACACACAGGCGGGAATTGCCTCAGCCACTTCAACAAGTAGTACGAATGTTCAAGTGCAAATGCGGGATGGGTCAGGTACGGCAGCAGACGTTGATTTCTTCATCAGTTGTCATAATGCCCCGTAACCGTTGAGGAGCATAACGTGAAAGAGCTTCTAAAAGAACTTTTTCCTCCCGATATACCACCTATCGCGCGTTGGCGCTTGGCGGTGTTCGGGTGTTGTGTCTATACCGTGATGTTTGGATTCTGGTCCGTTAGTCCCTATGGCTTTGCCTGGGCTGGGGACCAAGAAGCCTTGGAAACTAAGGTCGATGATATTGAAATCATCCTGTTAGAGCAAAACCTGTTTGATGCTAAGGAGAGTGAGTGTGCTTCAACCACCGTGGAAGCGCGTCGATTTTTCTCACGTAGAGTAGCGGCACTGAGCAGAGAATACCAACGACTGGCAAAGGTACAAATAGGTATCCCGCCGTGCAGGGGTGGTTAATTTTCCATACGAGGTTTTATGAACACAATTCCATGGTATAGGTCGCAGATCATCCAGCAACAGCTTGTTGCTTTGATCGCTGCTGTCATCGGTTTGCTGGGTATCGCAACGGACATCGATATTGCAGCAACGGTTGCAGCGGTGTTCGCGGCAATTGCGGTGCTCGTACCGGTCGTTACGATTTTCACCAGGATCTTCAAGCCATCTCCCAACCTGACGCTCGCGGCGGAGTTGAAGGAAAAGGAACTGATTGCTAAAGGTAAGATTAAGAAGGAGGGTCTATGATCCGGATTTATAAATCTACCGCCATACGAGAAGGAGCTCTTGCGATTGTATTCGCTCTGACCTTTCTCATGGTTTACGGATGCTCAACTTTGGGGTTTCCATACCCGGAGACGACACAGGAACGCATCGCAGCAGGATACACTACGGCAAAAACCCTCATCATTACGGGCGATACCCTGCTTGAGGCGCAGAAAATCGGCTCCAAGGATGCGAAAAACATCCGTCAGGCAGTCGAGGCAGGCCGAGAAGGTCTGGATATCGCCGACGCGTTGCAAGCCACGGACTCGGCCGGCGCAAAGAATCGTGTGGAGGTGGCTATCGCCTCCCTCGACGCCCTCGAGGCTTACCTGGAGACAAGGAAATGAACGGAACCGATGACATCTTGATGGGTATCCGCCTGCTGAACGAAATATTGGCATCGGCACAGATGCTGGGTCTGAGCATCCAAACCAGCCGGGATACCGGAGTCAAGTTAGACCTTGCTCCGTTCCGTGCTGGGTATGCAACCGCATTGGCCAAGTTTGATGTCGACATTGCTCGTGCTGAATCCGAAGGACGATAGGAGATCTAAGTGGCAACTGCAATGACCTTCAACTCGCTTCGTACCGATCTCAAACGGTACTTAGAGCGAGGATCAGTAGTCGACCCTGAGGTGTACGCTCAGCTCCCGACTCTCATCAACCTGGCTGAAAGAAACATCGCCCGTGGGTTGAAGGTCTTGGGAACGCAGAATGTCGTGACCTCCGTTCCTCCAACTGGTGGGCTGATTGCTGGTACTTCAGTGTATCAAAAACCTGATCGCTGGAGGAGCACCATCAGCATGAATTTCGGGTCTGGGGTAACCAGCAACGACCGACTGTTCATCTTCCCCCGCTCATACGAATATTGCCGTTCGTACTGGCCGAACTCGGACACTCGAGGAATCCCTGAATTTTACTGTGACTATAGCAACAGTCACTGGTTGATTGTTCCAACGCCAATAGCCGCCTACCCCTGGGAGATCATCTACTATCAACAGCCTCCGTTGCTTGACGCTGTGAATCAGACTAACTGGCTTACGGACTATGCTCCTGACGCGATACTGTACCGTACCCTCCTCGACTGCGAGCCGTTCTTGAAGAACGACGAACGCATTGCCACGTGGGAAAAGCTCTTCGGAGCCTCTATGAGCATGCTCGATTCCGAGGATATGCAAAGAATCATTGATCGTTCGGTCGTTCGGACGAAGGACTAAACCATGAGTTTCTCAGAACTTTTCGGCGGGGAGCCACTTCTTCCTTCGAACAACTCTCTGCTAAAATTGACCATTGCCGTGGATACTCCATTGCAGTGGCCAATCGAGCAGCAGATTGGAGGTAACAACGTAGTCGCCGATATCATGGAGATTACGGCTTCAGTCGCGGGACTGTCCATCTCTTTCGCAGATGCTCGGGTGGTTTCTCAGGGGTTGACGACCTACGTGAATAACGTGGGGGCTGAGACCTTCACAGTCGAAAGCGCAACGGGCGTGGTCATTGCGTCGATTGCCTCCGGTGAGGTTTGGGCTATCTACCTAGATGACAATACGACCGAAAACGGTTCGTGGAAGATCTTCGAGTTCGGAGCGGGTACGTCGTCGGCTAATGCCGCTGCGCTCGCTGGTGCGGGTATCAAGGCTATTGCTACAACCCTGAATCAGATGATGGCGATCAATTCTCAGAACGCCAATTACGCTATCGTAGATGGAGACAGGGCAAAGGCGGTTCAATGGACTGGTGCAAGCGGCACGTTCACGCTCCCGAATGCGGTCACCCTGGGAACTGACTGGTTTGCTGCATTCAAGAACTCGGGTACGGGTAGTGTCACTATCACTCCTTCGGCTGGAACGATTGATGGAGGCAGTAGTCTGATCCTAGCGGTGGATGAATCGACATTCATAGTCTCGGACGGGACAAACTACTTCACGGTCGGGTTCGGTCAAGAAGTCAACTCGGTCTTCGATTTCGTTTCCCTGGATGTCTCAGGGACTGGAGATTTCCCTCTGACCGGAGCATCCTTGAATCGTATCTCGTATCGGTTCACTGGGATCTTGACTGGTAATCGCAACATCATCGTTCCAGCGGCTGTGCAGCAGTACTGGGTGGATAACCAGACGACCGGAGCCTTTACGTTGACGGTGAAGACCGCCGCCGGGACGGGGGAGTTGGTTCCACAGTCGCAGCGACGTATTCTGTACTGCGATGGCGTGAACGTCGTTTCGGCTGAAACCTTCATCATCGCAGCTCCGGTGCAGATCAATCAGGGTGGGACTGGGGAGATTACGGCTCCTGCAGCTCTTACCGCGCTCGGCGGGGCTGCACTGACGACGACGATGACGGCAGGAAACGGTTTGACTGGAGGCGGGGATCTTTCTGCTAACCGGACCTTTGATGTCGGAGCGGGTACGGGCATCACAGTTGGAGCGAACGATGTCGGGCTGGATACGACTAACACTCGAAACGTAGATCACGCGGGAGTGTCGATCACAGCAGGAAATGGTTTGACGGGTGGTGGGGATATCACGGTCTCTCGTACTCTCGACGTAGGCGCTGGGCTCGGTATCACTGTCAACGCCAATGACGTCCAGCTCGATACAGCGAACACTCGAAACGTAGACCACGCTGCGGTCTCGGTTACGGGAGCAACGTCCGTCACTGGTGGTGGTGCGATCACAGCGAGTCAGGTCTTGTCTCTCTTGAACGACGTAGCCTCCCCGGGCAACAACTTCGTCTACGGTACGAACGGCGGGGGTACGAAGGGATGGTATTCTCTGGCCGCTATCATCCCAACGGTCTTACTAGCTACGAATGGGTATATCTCATTTGGTGGGCTTACCATTCAGTGGGGTACGTCAGCTTCGGTGGGGGCGGGTGGAACATCGGCCGAAGCCTTCGCCGTTACTTACTCTGCAGCCTATATGGTAGTGATAACCGGAACGAACACGGGGGGTGTCGCCCAAGCGGCCGATGTCGTCACTGGGTTAGGAACTACTGGATTCACCATCAACAACGCGGCTTCAGTCAGTCGCACATTCTATTGGATCTCGGTGGGAGCAACTTAGGAGAATATCGTGCTTAAACTAAATGTAGGTCAGGTTACTCTAGTAGCGAACACGGCTACGGAGATTGTTCCTTCCCGGAGTGGGAGGAAAGAGTTGAGAATGTTCGGATTCGGAGGTAGCAGTAACCAGGCGGCTTTTGGCTCTACCAACGGGGTTACTTTAACTAACGGTTTCAAACCCCTTGACAGTTCTCTCACCACGGTCACTTTGGCCGGAATGGAAGACTCAGTGTTTGGATTTTGTGCAGTTGCCAAGGTGATTCAATTTCTTGAGATCTACGAAGACGGGATCTAACATGACGATGTCGACTCCAACTCCGATTCGGTCCCAAGCGGGTGTCAAGCGTGATGGGACTCGTTTCGAGGGTGATTTCTATACCGACGCGGGTTGGTGTCGGTTTCAGCGTGGGTTGCCTCGCAAGATGGGGGGATACTCCTCCCTGACGGCGAGCTTGCCCGAGTTCGTGTACGGGATGACCTCGTTCTCTCGTTCTGGGGCCATCTATCAACACATGGGATCGGCAACGAAGTTGACTCAGGTGCGGTCGAACTATGCCGGCAACTTCATGGGTCAATCGGATCGGACTCCCGCCGGGTTAGTAACCAGTCCGAACCTTTTGTGGCAATTCGACACGATGATTGACCCTACGGGAGTTGATCCATCTTTACTAGCTCATGGGGCTCAGAACTTAGCTGAGATCGACAGTTCAATTGAAAGCCCGATCTATGCGGGAGACGTAGATGGAACTGGGGTTCTTACCGCCACTGGGATGGATCCTCAGAGCGGTGGAATCGTTGTTCTGTACCCGTATCTACTGACCTACGGTAATGCCGGACGAATCGACCAGAGCGTGGCTGGTGATTTCATGACTCCAACTCCTGATTCATCTTTCGTCACCGCTCAGAAAATTGTGAAAGGTTTATCGTTACGAGGGGGTGGTGGCGGGCCGTCTGGGTTATTCTGGTCTCTCGATTCTTTGATCCGAGCAACTTTCGTTACGGATGACCCGGCTGAGGCGAATTTTGCCTTTGACACCATTGCAGATGACATCTCAGTTCTTTCATCACGGTGTATCATTACTCACCTGGGGATCTACTACTGGGCGGGGGTGGATGGATTCTATATGTTCAGCGGTGTCGTGCGTGAAATTCCGAACAGCTTGAACGTGAATTTCTTCTTCCAGAACTTGAACTTCACTCAACGTCAGAAAGTATTCGCGTACAAGGTTCCACGGTTCGGTGAGATCTGGTGGTGCTTCCCGCTCGGCAGTGCAACCGAGTGCAACCATGCAGTGATCTACAACTACCGTGAGAACACCTGGTACGATACGCCATTGCCGAACTCGGGGCGCACGGACGGAATCTTCGCGAAGGTGTACCAGAAACCGTTCATGACGGGCTTCGATTTGAACGTATTGCCTACTCCTGGGTACGTTCTGTGGCAGCACGAGACCGGAGTGAATCAAATCCTGGGAAGCTCGGTTGAACCGATTCGTTCGTTCTTCCAGACGGGTACGATTAGTCTACTCGACACTGAACAGCCTATGAGCAAGTCTCTCAGGGTGGAGCGAGTCGAGCCCGACTTCGTTCAGGTTGGACCGATGAATCTGACTGTCATTGGACAAGCGAACGCTCGCGCGGCCGACATCGATACTGCAATGAAGACATACCCTGATGTTGCCACGACGGCCGACGAACAGACCGTGACCTTCAAGGACGCCGTGCGCCGATTGTTGCGATTCAAGTTCGAGTCGAACGCGGTGGACGGTGATTATGAGATGGGTAATTGTTTGGCTCACGTGGCTCCGAACGACGGACGGGTGACGGGATGATCAACATCCAGTTAATCGATCCACGTAATG